CGATAGTAGTAAGTATGCCGCTAAGTTTACTCAGACTATATTGCTTACTAAGGATAGTGTTGGTAAGCCTGATAAGGATAAGGGTATTATTCCCATTCTTGCAAAAATTCTTGAATATACAAAGGAATTTAATGGTAAGTTGGTTAAGCAGTTTATTCCTCTCAATAAGACATTTGAATATGAGATTGATTTAACAAACAGAGAACTTGTTGAAAAAACAATTGCAAAGGTATTTAAGGTTAAGAAGGGAGTTACTGAAATCACTTTTGAAGGTGAGTTTATTGAGGGTGGTGCTGTAGTTACGGCAACAGAAGATGATATTCCTGCCGATATTAAGGAGTTAATTGAGATTGGTGCTTATACGCTAGAAGAAGCTCTTGCAAAGTGTACATCTGGTGGTGGTAAAGAAAAGCGTATGGTATTACGCAAGCCTGTTATTAAGATGGTTGGTGACGATGATAATAAGACACCTCAAATTCAGAAGTTTGAGCAAAAGTATTCTGATGAAGATTTAATTCTTGATTTCATGTTTGAAACCGAAGAAGATGAAAAAGAATCCGAAGACGAAACTGATAATAAATCAACCGAAACAGTAGAAGAAGATGAAGATTGGCTTAGTAAACTGTAATAATTATTTTGTAATCATATCAAAAAGCTACCGTCTAAACGGCGGTAGCAACAAATAAAAGGAGAATAATAATGGCATACGGTGCAAAAAATAAAATTAATTTAGATCCATTATCTTATAATTTAATGCTAATGGGAGAAAGCGGTATCGGTAAAACAACAATCATTAAAGAATATTGTGAGAAGTTAGCAGGAGAAAATGGATACTTATTTTTAGAGATTGGCAAGGAAGATGGTGCAGACGCAATCGAAGGAATTGTATATGAACCATGTGAGGATTGGGATAAGTTTGAAGAGGTTATAGATGATATTATTGAAAATAAAACATCTGACTATCCAGATTTAAGAGTTGTTGCGGTTGATACATACGATGAGTTGTTTAGAATTGCAGAACCAGAAGTTATTAGAATGCATAATAGTGAAAATCCAGATAAGCCAGCAAAAACTATTAAGAGTGCGTTTGGAGGATTTCAAGCCGGAGAAGATAAGGTAGTGGAAATTGTTCTTGATAAGTTATGGTCACTAAAAACTGTAGGAGTATCGTTTATTCCTATTGGTCATACGAAATCAAAGAATGTTGATGATCCTGTTACTGGCGAATCTTATGTTCAATTAACCACAAATATGTCACAGAAGTATTTTAATGCTTTAAAGACAAAAGTTCATTTCTTGGGAGTTGCTGCAATAGACAGAGAGATTGTTAAAGAGAAGACTGGAAAAAAAGATATTGTAACAAAGAAGGAAATTCTTAGAAGTGTTGTTAAAGATGAAAGTAGAAAGATTACTTTTAGAGACGATAATTTTGTAATTGATAGTAAATCTCGATTTGCAGAAATTATTGATGAAATTCCTATGAGTGCAGACGAATTAATTAAAGCTGTTAAGGATGCAATTTTAAAAGAACATTCTAAAAGTAATAGAACTTTAGAACAGTCAAAGAAAGAACAGGCAAACGAAGAAGCGCAGAAGTTAAAAGAGATTGCAAAGAATGAGGAATTCAACAAGACTAAGAAAGAACTTGATGCTTTAGTTGATGAAATTATGGAGTTCATTAAAGATAATAAGACTAATACATCTTTGATTAAGCCTATTTTGGAGAAGTCAAAAAGTTTAGGATACGCAAAACCTACTGATATTTCAAAAATTAAAGATGCAAAAGATGTATTGTCATTGATTAAGTAGTCTATATTATTGGCGATAGAGGGGATAAGTAAAATCCCCTCTTATATAGAATGGAAGGTGGTATTTTTGGCAAAAAGAGAGACACAAAAAATGACAGATGAAGAGAAACGTCAATGGGATGAATTATATAAATATGTAAAAAAAGAAATACTATTGTACGGAGATAATCAATCACTTCCAAGTAAAATAGTATTAATGCTTAAAGGATTAACAAAAGGAAAGTTGATTGAAAACAGATCAACACAAGACTATGCTTCTTATACATACGAGATTATATTATATACGTTCAAGATTAATAAATCTGCTATTATGAGTGGACTGTCTGGCAAAATATTTAATAGTGAAATCAGTAAATTTGTATACATAACAACAATAGTAGAAAATAATATTAACGATGTTTATTTAAGAATAGAAAATGCAAAGAAATCGAAAGAAAAAACTCAGTTGATTAATATAGATAATGTGCAGCACGAAGGTGCTGAATATCAGAAAAAGACCGAAGAAATAAAAGTGAGTAAAAAAATAGAAGGACTATGGTAGGTGAATTATGGCTAAAACAGATGCTAAAAGTGCTAAAATATCTGCTTTTGAACAGGAGCTTATCGACACTTTAAAAAGAATTAGCGAGTTTAAAGAGGGGTGCGAAGCTAATATTGTTGCAATTATTTATAAAAATCCAGAATTGTTATACGAAACCAAACTAGAACTAAACGACTTCTCACATAATGTTTGGAAGGTTTATTTTACAATTGCAAATGATCTAGTATTGGTTGAAGACAAAAAAGTACTTGACGATATTACTGTCGGTTTATATCTTGAAAAACATCTAAAACTACAGAAACAGTATGATGAGTATGGTGGATATGACACTATTACTAAAGCTGGTGCCTATGTAAAAGAAGAAAATTTTTATGGATATATTAGTGATTTACAGAAGTGGAATAAAGTTATTGAACTTGCAAGATGGGGGATACCTGTTAAAGACCGATTAAGTGACTATTGTGATATGAAAACAGAAGAAATATATAATGAACTTGAGACGTTTATCAATCATACATTTATGGATGTAGAAAACGATATTAAAAGTTATGATATTTCTGACGGTATTTATGAATTAATTGAAAAGCTAGATTCTGGATTAGCAGTTGGTCTACCTTATCACAATATGCCGATTGTGACAAAAGAAACTGGTGGACAATACTTAGGATCAATTACACTGGTTGGTGGATTAAGTAATGTTGGTAAATCTACATTTGCAAGAACATCTGTTATACCTAGCATAATTAAGAATAAAGAACGAATAGTTATTATGCTTAATGAAGACGGATTAGAAAAATGGCAGAGAGAATTGCTTGTATTTGTTTGTAATAACATAATTAAATATGATATGCAAAAACACGTTGTTAGAGATGGTAAGTACGAAAAAGATTTTAAAAACACTTTATATAAAGCTGCTGAATGGATTAAGGAACAAACTGAAAATCATATTATTACTGTAATACCATTTAAAAAATATATGACATCTACAGCAATAAAGGTAATAAAAAAATATTCTAGTATGGGTGTTAAATATTTTATGCTAGATACATTTAAAATGGATTCTGGTAAAGTTAGTGAAACTAGTTGGTTGCAAATGCAACAATCAATGGTGGAGATAAATGATGTTGTAAAGCCAGAGGTTAAAAACTTACATATATTAATTACTTTTCAGTTGGGAAAAGGAAGTATTAAACAGAGATATTATACACAAGATAACATAGGTATGAGTAAAAATATTATTGATCCTGCATCGACATGTATTATGATTCGAGACTTATATGATGATGAATATACTGGAGAAAAACGAGAATTACATGTTTTTAGATTAGAAGGAAAAAATCAAAAAACAAAACTTCCTGTTAAGTTAGATAAAGATAAGCACTATCAAATATTATTCATCGTAAAAAATAGAGAAGGTTCTGCTAATCAGTATCAAATTGTGGTAGAACACGATATGAGTAGAAATATAATGAAAGAGATAGGAATATGTAACGTTCCAGTAGACTTTTAAATATGGGTGGTGATATTTAATTGACAGTTGAAGAATTAAAAGAATACATATATAAAGAAGGTAAAATTGAATACATATTAGAACAGATTGGTAATCACTCAATTATATATCACCAAAATAAAGATTATTTTAGTTGTGGAAATATTAGTAACAAAGATGGTGATGGAGATAATAAAAATGCTTTACGTATAAAAAACAATAAGTATCTACAATGTAATAACTATACTAGAGAAAAGTATTTTGACGATAAATCAGACATAATTACCCTT